TTGTTTCAGGGTAGACCTACAAGTATGGAAGGTAATATGATAAAGCGTAGTTGGTTTAAATACTTAGACACTATGCCAATAATCAATTACAAACTAATAAGTGTAGATGCAACCTTCAAAGATGGAGATAATAGCGACTATGTAGCAATACAAGTATGGGGTAAGACCAATACTAATTACTACTTTATAGATAGGGTAAAAGCAAAGATGGACTTTGTAGATACTTTAGTAGCAATAAGGAACATACAAGCAAAGCATAGAGCAGATGTGATACTGATAGAAGACAAAGCAAATGGTAGTGCGATTATAAGTATGTTAAGGAACGAGTTTGACAACATCATACCAGTTAATCCTGAGGGTGGTAAAGTTGCTAGAGTAAATGCAGTAGCACCGATACTAGAAGCTGGTAATGTTCACTTACTAAGGGAAGAATGGAACAACGACTTTGTAGAGGAGTGTGCGTCATTCCCTAACGGTAAACACGATGATGATGTAGACGCAATGAGCCAAGCATTAAACAGGTTAAGAGATGTCAATGCAGTAGATATGACACCAACAGAACAAGATTTATATTACAAAAGAAAATATGAAGAAGAAGTAGAAGCAATCGCTGGTAGTGGTTGGGACGACTTACTAGGAGGTATGTAGATGGAAATAATAATTGGAATAGTATGCTTAGTCTTCGGATGGGTTGCTAAAGATAAATACGATGCTTTAATGAAGAAACAAGCAGAAAGTGCAACAGAAACAGAAGAAGAAAGATTAAGGCGAGAAAGAATAGAAGCACAGTTCGGTAATCTGTTTGATTACAACGAAACAATAGCGATGGGTGGTAAGAAATAATGGCAGTTAAAGAATGGAAATATTATTTAGATGGCATACAGTACAACCAATCACTAAGTGTTGATGGTAAGGGTTATTATGAGCAAGTAGATGCTAACATAGCATTTGCTAATGGCGATCAATGGCGTAATGTTAAGGCAGACGATATTGCCAAACCAGTAGTACCTATCATACAGAAAGCAAAGCAACACACAATAGCGAACATATGTTCGACTAGTATAAGTGCTACTATCAATCCACTAGAGTATTCAAGCAAAGAAGATAAGCGTACACCAGAGATGGAAAAAGCAATAGAAGTAACAGATATGGCAAACGCAGAGATTAGAAACATATTTGACGATATTAAGTTTGAGTTCAAGATACGAGAAGGATTAAGCGATGCTTATGATGCTGGAGATATGGCACTACACTTCTACTGGGACGCTTATGATAGACCATATAAAGGAAAGTACAAGAAGTACGAAGGCAAGATATGTTCTGAACTTGTTGATGGTGTTAATGTTATGTTTGGTAATCCAAACTGTGCAGATCCCCAAAAACAGCCATATATCTTGGTAGTTGGTAGAGATTTAACTAAGACACTTAAAAAAGAAGCAGAAGAATATGCTAAACAAAGCAAACAAGATATGATGGACACAATAATGTCTGACTATGATTATCAATACCAAGCGGCAGATGAAGGTAAGATTGAGCTTGAAAGTGATAAGTATGGTAAGAGTTTATATGTGATTATGTATAAGAAAGATAAGAAGACAGGCAAAGTAATGGCAACTAAGTTTACTGAAACAGCTTATATCTATAAAGATGTAGATACAGAGTATGAAGTATACCCAATTGCTTGGATGAACTATAAAAAACAAAAGAACACATATCACGGTAGAGCAGCAGTTACTGGACTAATACCTAACCAGATATCGGTTAATAAACTATTGGCTATGATTATCTATTCAGTAATGAAGACAGCATTCCCTACAATGATATACGATGCTAAGAGAATGTCGGCACCAAGTAATAAAGTTGGTAAGGCAATAGGAGTTAAACTACAACCAGGCGAGAGTTTAAGGGATGTAGCAACTTACTTAGAAACCGGACAGGTAAGTCCACAAGTTATACAAGTAATTGATTTGATGATGACATATACAAAAGATATGTTGGGTATCAATGATGCAGCAGTAGGTAATGTTAATCCTGATAATACATCAGCAATAGCACTAGCCGAGAAACTAACAGCAGTACCACTTGAGAATGTACGAAGCAATCTGTATGAGTTCACAGAGCAATGCGTTGAAATTATATTAGATATGATAGGTTGTAAATATGGTAGAAGACCAGTAGTAATAAGAGATGGCGATGACACACAAATAATAGAGTTTAACTTTGATAAACTAAGGGATCTAAACTATTCTAAGCGAGTAGATGTTGGGGCAATAGGTTATGCTAGTGAACTATCTAGTATTAAAGAACTTAAAGAACTGTTAAATCTAGGTGCTATCACAGTAGTTGATTACTTAGAAAGATTACCTGAGTATCAAGTACCAAAGGTTAAGGAACTAATTGAGGAAATCAAAGAAAGAACCGGAATGATATCAGCACAAGAGCAACAAGAGAAAGAAGCAACTTGGGAGCAAATGATGGCATTTATGGAAACATTACCACAAGAAATACAAGACCAGCTAAGAACACTAACAGATGAGCAATTAGAAGCACAACTATTACAACTAATGGAACAAGCACCAGAGATGGCACAACAAGGGCAACAAGAACAAGAGATAAATCAAATGTTAATGGGAGGACAATAGTGAAAGATAAGATTAGATATGAAGTACAAGACTTAGGCGAAGGTAATTATGAGTTCACACACTTTGAGAAGTTTGAAACAAAAGATGGTGAAGAAGTAGAAGTCATTAAGGGTAAGAATGTTTTAACAGTTGATAAACTATCAGATGCTATCAATAACTATGAAGAAGTGTTGGAAAGACAAGAAGAACAACTTAAAGAAGAAACAATCAAAGAACTTATAGACAAGCATAAAGAAGACTTTGAAGCAGAAGTAGAACTAACTAAAGGACACATTGATACATTAAAGACAATGTTAAGCGAGATATACGCAATACAGCAATAACAACCGGCAGTAAATAGGGTTGTGGAATATGTCTTTTGGAGCAGACAATAAAGAACTCGTACTACCGACCAGAGTAGAGAAGGAGAAAAAAATGAACGAAGAAGTTATTGAAAACAGACCAGTAGAAGATGACGACGATTGGGGTATGGATGAAATCTTTAATGATGACGATACCCAAGTGGAAGACACCACAGAGGTAGAAGAAACTACCGAAACAACAGAAACCGAAGTAGACAAACCCGTTGAAAAGGAGGAAGTTGATTATAGTGCATTACTTGAAAGCTTATCAAAAGAGATTAAGTATATGGACGAAGAAGTAAAGATTGCTGATTTAGAAGAAGCAAAGGCATTACTTCAAAAGGGCTTAGACTATGACCGTAAGACTAGCAAACTAGAAGAATTGAAAAACGACGAAGGTTTGAAATGGTTAGACACTAAAGCTAAAGAACAAGGAATGACCAGACAAGAGTATTTAAAAGCGGTTAGGGACTTTGAAGACAAACAAATCAGAGAACAAGAAGAAGCAGAACTACAAGATATGATTGACAATGGTATTTCCGAAGAAATAGCGAAAAAGGTAATTGAAACAAACCGTGTTGCAAAAGAACTAGCGAGTGAGCGAGCGAAACTTAAAGAACAAGAAGCGAAATTAGAGGATAAAAAGAGAAAAGAAGCAGAGGATGAAAAGTTCCTACAAGCTTACCCGGGTGTAGACCCGAAGAGTATTCCAGCAGAAGTATTTAAGGACGCAGAGCAAACAAACTTACTAGAAGCATATACGAGATACAAGAACCAAGAACTATTGAAAGAGATAGAAATCTTAAAACAGAACGAAAAGAACAAGAAAACAAGTCCGGTAGGCAGTACAACGGAACACGGCTCTAAGGAGAAGATTGATCCGATTGATGCAATATGGGACGAAGATTAAGAAAGGAATGAAATTAAATGGCAATTAACTATGCAAGCAAATTTAGTTCAAAAGTAGATGAAAGATTTTCAAAGAAATCATTATCAGAAGCATTTACTAATATGGACTATGACTGGGTTGGAGTAAGTACTATTTCAGTATACTCAATCCCAACAGCAACAATGAATGATTATTCATTAACTGGTACATCTCGTTATGGTACTCCTGAGGATCTAGCGAACGAAGTACAAGAAATGACATTAACTAAAGACCGTGCGTTTACATTTGTAGTAGACCGCAGAAGCGAAGACGACACTATGGGAGCTATGAATGCTGCAAAAGCACTTCGTAGACAAGTGGACGAAGTTATCGTACCTGAGATTGACACATATGTATTTAGAGAAATGACTGAAGCAGCAATTGCTAATGGTAAATCAGCAGTAGCAGCAATAAATGCTACAAACGCTTACGAAAAGTTTTTAGATGCACAAGAAAGTTTAGATAATGACTTAGTACCTGAAGTTGGTCGTAAAGCGGCTGTATCTCCAGCATACTTCAAAAACTTAAAATTAGATGATAGTTTCTTACTAGCAAGTGAGTTAGGACAGAAAGTTAAGTTTAATGGACAAGTTGGTGAATGTGATGGCGTTGCAATCATTAAAGTACCAAGTTCAAGACTAGTTACTAACACATCATTTATCTTAGCTCATCCAGTAGCAACTGTAATGGCTAAGAAATTAACTGACTATGTAACACACAAAAACGCTCCGGGTATCAATGGTACATTGGTAGAGGGTCGTGTTCGTTATGACGCATTTGTTTTAGATAATAAAGTAGATGCAATCTATGTTCACGCAGTTGGCGTTATTAGTTAATTTGTAGATTAACAATGGGAACTACTTTAACAAGTAGTTCTTGTCAGTTAGTCTATAAGTTTAGGAGGTGTTGATATGGACTTAGTAGTAATGACTTGTGATGCGTATCAAGACACTTGGGAGGCATTCTTCAAGTTAAAAGATAAGTATTGGGATTGTAAATATGATACATACCTAGTAACAGAAACAAAGGATTGTCCGTATAGTAAGACTATAAAAACAACTGGTGCTTGGACTAAACGACTAAGGGAAGCACTAGAGCAACTAGATAACGAATATGTAATCTTTATGTTAGATGACTTCTTTTTAAGGAGTAAGGTAGACCAAGAAAGAATAGATGGCATTATAAAGCATTTTGATAGCAATACAGCGGTGTTTAACACAGAAAGGTATAATCTATCAAAGACAACAGAAAAGTCTGTGTATGGCTTCAAAAATAGGCAAAATAAGCAGATGTATCTATGCAGTTGTCAACCAAGTATTTGGAATAGGGAAAAACTAATCAGTTTACTACAACAAGATATGACACCGTGGGAATGGGAAACACAGATACTAGATAGCGAGTACAAGTTTTATATCAATAAAGGCGATACGATATTTGATATTGGTTATTATGAAGATAAGAAACCGTGGGCAATAGTACAAGGTAAATGGGCAACAGAATGTAGAGAACTATTCAAGAAAGAAAAGATTAAGGTTGATTTTTATGAAAGGGGCTTTTTAGATATGAAGTTAAGTATTATTATTCCATATAGAGATACATACGATATGGCTTGTAAATTACTTGATAAACTAACTAAACAAGCGACTAAAGATGTAGAAATCATTTTAATAGATGATGGTTGTAATGAAGATTGGTCAAAGTATGATATACGAGTAATCAATAAAGAACAAACCAAATGGCGTTCAGCAAGTCCGGGCAGGAATATGGGGCTAGATATAGCACAAGGCAAATACATAGCATTCATTGATGCAGATGATATGGTAGTAGATAACTACATTGAAACAGTATTAAACAAATGTAATGAAGACTTTGACTATTGTTATATGAGCTGGAAAGATAGCAAAGGCAAAAAAGTAATAATTGATAATGAACCTCCAGAGTGGAACCAAAGCGTATGGAATGGAATATATAAAAGGGAAACGATAGGCAAACATAGGTTCAAAGAAACAACACAATATGGTGAAGAACTAGACTTTATATTGAAAGTAAGAAGGGGAGTAAAAGGCACGCCAATACTAGGACCAATTTACATATACAATGTGGGAGTTGAAGGTGGATTAACTGATTTATTCTGTAAGGGGTTAATTGATAGAGAAGCACCATTAACAGCACAGGTAGTAATGTATTTGAGATTTATAAGTAAACTTGGTGGAGTTGAAACATTTGTATATGAATGGATCAAAAGGTTTCACAAGGAACACGATATCT